GCTAAGGACATGCCGGTTGGACCGGCACCGATTATATGTATCCTCATTAATAGTACACGCTAAAAAAATTCTAAACATATTGTAGGTATGTTGTCTCTTAAATCGAGGGATATTCAGAAAATAAAGACATGGAAATTCGCTGGCGAGTTTCTTTGGCGAAAAAACATACAAAAAGACCAATCTAAATTGGGTGCTTGGACGCGCGAAAAACTTATAGAATTAGGACCAACCTTCGTGAAATTTGGACAGATCGTCTCGACTCGGTCGGATTTATACTCGCCGGCGTTCACCCGCGAACTCGAGTGTCTTCAAGACAATGTCCCACCGATTGACCCCTTATACGTAGATGATATAGTCAAAAAAACATATTTTTTCTCGGAGTTTGAAAATGAACCCTTTAAATCGGCGAGTATTGGACAAGTACACAAAGCGAAATTGCTAGATGGACGAGAGGTCGTCGTAAAACTACGGAGACCTGATATATTTGAGACCATGAAATACGATACGGATAATGTTCTCGACATCGTCAAATGCCTGGAAAATATTGGAATCGACACGGGGACGTCGACCGGTTACGCGCTTACCGAATCGATCGAATATTTACTGTCGGAAACAAACTATTCGAATGAGATGAAAAATGCGATTAAAATGAAAACCGCGTTAAAAAAAATAAAATGGATAAAAATCCCTGAGATGTACGAAAAATATTGTACCGATGACATGCTTGTGATGGAAAACGTCGAATCTATAAAATTAACAGAAATTACTGATACTCGCGTGAACAAAAAGAAAATTTGTGAAGCTTTGATCAGTTCGTACATGATTCAAACCATGGAAAAGGGTTTATTTCATGCTGATCCACACCCCGGAAATTTAGGATTTTCACCGAAAGGTAAGTTGGTATTCTATGATTTTGGTTTAGTCATTGACATATCTGATGAATTGAAACAAGGGTTCAAAGATATATTTATGTATATTGTGAAAAGAGATACAAAAGGTATAGTCGATACACTCATCAAATTACAAGTGATCGTGCCGACGACGAGTGACACGAGTGATATTGAAATATTTTTTAAGACGACACTCGACTACCTCGAAACCCTCGACGGTGTTAATTTACGAGATGAAATATTGAACGATGAAATATTATTATCTTTGGCGGTCGAAAAACCCTTTATTATACCGACGTCTTTCGTATACCTCGCAAAAGCATTCTCTACTATAGAAGGTACGTGTGTTCGATTAGATAAAAATTTTAATTATTATGAATATCTCGAACCACTTCTCCGAGACGAGGTCATCGATTCGATAGATGTCAGGGATATGATGTCTACATCCATGGAGATGCCGGCGAGGATTCAAAATATCAATGTAGCTGTTTTAGGTTTGGAGAAATCTAAAGCAGCCATGAAACGATCGTTAAACAAAACTAGAAAAGATATACAAAATGCTCAATATAGTGTATTGAGCGCTTTGTTTGCGGGTAATTTATTTAATCATGGAAATTATTATTCCTTTGGTTTTTTTTCTGTACTGACCGGTTGGTTTGTATTTAAGTCTCGTAGAAATCAATAGCGTGATCCATCATTTCAACTTTTTGAGATTCACACGGCTTATCGGCGAAAAATTCCTTGTGACTTTCAAAAATTTCTTGCGAACGTTTCTTTTCGCGCTCCGAAATTTTCGAAAACTCACTTTTCATCCGATTCAAATCCTTTTGGCGTTGTTTTTTCATTTGTTTCCCAAACTTCTTAAACTTCTTTTGCGACACAGTGTTTTTTGATTGTATACTACTGAACATTTATTATTTATGTACATTTTATTTGTCATCGAGATTGATTCCTAAACGTTTTATTTTTTCTTCAAACTCGCGACGTTCGCCGGGTGATTCGATCTTTTCACCCGTCGAGAGCGCTCGTATCTCGGGTCCGGTCAGGTGCATGCCATCGATTCTGAAATCTTTAAAAGCTTCCATCGTGATCGGAACTAATGGTTCGATAAGGTCATAAATCGCATGCGCGTATTCACGAATCTCCTTTTGCGCATGGTCGTCCATTCTGAGGTAAAGGTAATGCATGAGGTTGTGTAAATTTATCTTCCAGTAAAATTCTGTATACGTCGATTGTGGAAGCACACCGCGAGCCTGTTCTCGGCACACACCCAAATCCAATAAATCCTGGTAGACCTCAAAAGATTCATTTAAATTTTTTGACATTAAATCGGTGAGTTCATCATTGACTTCGACGACCCCTTCCGATCCCTGATTGTTTACCACCGATTGTCCCCGAAGTTCACGTGGTTCATAGAATTGCTTCGGAACAACTGAGTACCGCGCGGAGAGTTCGTTGACGGAGGCTGTTCGATGTCGAAAGTGCTGTCGAGCGACGTAGATCGGCATTTTGATATGGAATTTGAACTCCACCATTTCGAACGGTGTGGTGTGCCAGTGTCTGAGTAAATATCGGAGGAGACCTCGGTCCCCTCTGGAACTCTTTGTCCCATCTCCATAAGAGACTCTGGCTGCTTGAACGATCGACGAGTCCAAATTTTCCTGAGGCATGTGATCGACGAGTCTAACAAACCCGTTATCCAGAACATCTTGTTGCATTTTTATACTAGGAGATGCATTTCTTTAATTACGAAAATCACTCATATGAATCATTTAAAAACAACACCATTCATCGTCATCCCCTTGTTCATCTTGTAACAAGGGCTGCTGTATTGGATTATTAACGCGGTTTATACGTGACCTGATCGCACCTTTAGATCTTTTGTGTGCGATACAGATTTCATTAATCGACATGCCTCGATCCAATTCAGATACGAGTCGCTCGTCTTCTTCATGCGACCAAGGTTCGCCCGCGTTACTGGGTGTTGCGTTATTAATAAATGGGCACTGACTAACGAAGTGTCCAGGTTGACCACAATGGAAACATCTATCACTTGCACCGCGCATCATGCGTTCGATGGCATCTAGATCGGATTGTGGTAAAACGATTCGACTAAAAGTGCCACCTCTTACGTTTTCTACACCGTACTCGGACATGAGCCGTAAAACGTGTTTATCCTCATCAAAACGGTCACCCTCTTCAATGAATAATTGATGATGTGGTTTGTATTTTTTTGTCCACGCCGCGCCGACTCCCATGAAATGGTCATTTATTCTAGATTTGTCGCTACACCTACCTACGTAATAACGACCGCGTGCACATGATAAGCCGTAAATCAAAGAAGGTATGGGACGAGTCATTTTATATTCGGTGTTTCATTTCTTTAACCATTCCATGACATCCGCTCCACGAATCGACGAAACAAATATGGTAGTATTTCCCACACCGTACCTGTCGGAATATATCTATAGTCTATATGTCCCTCGCGCCCCATGCCTAACAATTGAGCCGTGACATATCGTTCCTTTTTGAAATTTGTCGCGATTATCAATGAATTTTCGTTATGGGTAGCCAGAATGGCATGTACATTTTTACAAACTAAAATAGTCCTAATAGCCCTGTTATATTCACTATCTGTCTCACCTTTTATGTTAAAGACGTTATCCTGTTTTTTTAGATACGCGCCGCGCACTAGTTTCACACCCAACATTATTTTATCCTTACTCGAAGATGCGATGTCATCGAGTAACTCACGCATCGCGTCCCGTCGATACATCTGGTACGTTTTGTACACATGAACTTTATCATTTGTGTTGTGCTCAGCCATCATATTATAAGCCAAATTTGGGTATAATACATCCTCAGCGTCCAGACAGATTCTCACGTCCCTTGATTTTGCGACGCTGACTAAAGTGTCTATATACGAGTTCGCGATTATCGGAGAATCTCGAGATCCAAAACTCGTGTACTTGACCGCGAACATGTCGCCTGGGTCGAGCATTTTTACTAATTTTACCGATTCGTCTAGTATGTTATTCGCTTCGCGAAGAGGTTGATTCTCGCGCGCGTAATCTAAAATGATTTTTTCGCCGTTTTTAATGACTCGTTCCATGACGCGTGGCAATTCCTTTCTAGTCGCCGCATATCTAAGCATTACTATCAGTGAGATATTTGTTAAGTTAAAGATTTCATTGTTAATGAATACATGAATACATGCGAAACGCGACATGAGGGATTAGATAAATTCTATACAAAACCCGAGATCGCGAAGGCATGTATATCTCGAATAAAAAACTGGGACGAGTGGGACCTAGTGGTAGAGCCGAGTGCGGGTAACGGTAATTTTTTCAAGCACATACCGACGACAAAAAAGATTGGGATAGATATAAAACCTGGGTGTAATTCTGTCATCGAGAAGGATTTTTTTAAGTATGTTCCAAAACCTGGAAAAATCCTTGTGATAGGTAACCCACCGTTTGGTAAAAATTCGTCATTGGCGATAAAATTTTTTAATCACGCCGCGTCGTGGGCGGATACCATAGCCTTCATAATACCAAGAACGTTTAGGAGAACGAGTATCCAAAATAGACTCGATATGTCATTCCACCTCTCACACGACGAGGACATTCCGATTAAGCCGTGTGCGTTTGAACCACCTATGTCTGTGAAATGCTGTTTTCAAATCTGGGTGAAGCGAGAAATAAGACGAAATGTAATACATTTACCTGTGACGCACAATGATTGGGAGTTTTTACCCTTTGGTCCAAAGGATGATAGGAATCAACCAACGCCACCACGGAACGCAGATTTTGTGATCCTCGCGTATGGAGGCGCGTGTGGGAGAATACAAACAAATGGATTACAAAAACTTCGACCAAAAAGTTGGCATTGGATAAAATCAAATATAGATAAGACTGTATTGATGCGACGATTTGAAACACTCGATTACTCGATTAGCGAAAACACGGCGCGCCAAAATTCACTGGGGCGGTCGGATCTCGTGTATATATACTCTAATACAAATATGAAATAGGTCTAATAATATCGCGCGCACGACCGTTGTAGATCGTTATGAGCTCACTTTTATTTATGCTCACCGCGTTCCCGACGTTTGACGAAGCCTCTGTCGTATACTCTCGAAAGACACCATCTTGCCATGCATCGTAAATTACACGATGCACTGCATCGGCGTCATCACAACTCAAAAGCATGAGCGTGCCCTGTGCACCGGATTTTGATACAACCGTCCCGTACCGTCTGGAGTCTTCGTACGCATTCACCTGTCCATTCTCAGTGACAAATCGCACGTCTTTCGATGGCTGACCAACGCACGCGAGTGATGCAAAACGCTTAACGACTAAGTTTGCTTCTCGCCAACGGTGGCATGGGAGAACGCAAAATTCTGAAGATTCCGTGTCAAAGCGCGCGTCTCGTCGAGGCCCATTCGAACTTTTCCTCCATGTCTGAACCACCGTGGGGACCGTAACCTTTCGTCCCGATCGCGTGAACCACGAACGGTTCCGCGGTACAACCAACTCTTCAGATATGTAGAGTCTCTCGTCGACTTTTGATATGTTGGACCACTTTCGCATCGACAGACCTAGAATGAAGACGATGATGACGTCGTCACACGGCCATGACGCCACGTGATTTATGAACTGCACCTGCGTGACACCAGCAAACGGTGGGTTCCCGACGACGACGATTCTCTTATGTATGTCTTCCACCGGTACATGGAAATCGAAAAAATCAGTACCCATGCAAACCAGATCGTCGAACGGGACACCATCGCGAATCTCTACCCCCATGCGTTTGGTCTCTGGTAGGTGCCTGTATATCGCACCGCCACCAACCGCGGGTTCTATGTAGACGTCGGCGTCAAACGATTTGGCAATGTTCGCGACTTTCTCAGAGAGCCATTGGTTGGTATAGTACTCCTCTTGTTCCACATCTCTCGAGGATATATGGCGCTCGGCACCGGGTGAAACGCCTGGCTGTCTCATTCTCGTTTACAATTATCTGCGTGTATCCTTTAAACTAATCACCCCAGATGTTTAAATCTATATATCACATCCATTAAATTTCGAACACTTTAATGCACGAATTTCACGAAGTCTATGTCACCTCTCTTAACCATCTTCGTCGTCATGGGGTTTATGAATACATTCGTGTTTCCGTTGAGAGTGTATATATCGTGAATGTTTTTGATGTCATTTCTACGTTTGTAGATGTGTTCCGCACCCTGTGCCGTACGTGCGTTCGCCAATTTTTTAAAGGTATTTACCGACATGTACGTCGGTGATCGATTGTTATTTTTGATTCTCATGGCGGTGTTACCGGCGTTGAAGTTTACATACGAAATAGAATTAGACGCACCATTATTTGGTATTTTCTGGTTTATATATTTGATTGGAACGCGGGGTATGAATTTCCAATGATTATAATAATATCTAGCGGTCATTGTTCCGTTACGGCTATTATTTGAACCCTCACTACTATACTCTATCCGCGCGTGTTCACTCAATTTCAATATACTCTCGGGAATATTTATTTTTTTATTATGACCGACTCCTAAATTGAACAACCCATTCATGTTACCTATATTTTTCGGTAAAGATTCCAGTTCCCGAATACCAAATAATTTTAATTTCTCTAATTTTTTCAATTTAGTGATACTATCTGGTAATCTTTTCAGGTATTTATTGTACGATAAATCCAACTCCCAGAGATCTTTTAATATACGAATATCCTTCAGTTCATTTGGATCGCGTATCAGATTATCCCGAAGACTCAAGCGTGTTAATTTTGGAAAATTATAGAAGAACCCCTTTGGAAATTTGGATATGTGTAAGCCGTCTAACGTCAAACTTTCCAAATTCTTTGCTTTCGATACCTGTTCAATAAGATATGCCCGCTGATTGTTCGTGTGAGGGACGACGACCGAGTCGGGATCGAGCCCCTCTATACGTAAATGTTTGAGAACTAATGGCTCCGAAATATTGGAGATGGGTTCAATATTCGTATTAAATTTATGAACTATACCGGTCAACCATTCTAATTTTAATTTTTTCAAAAGGTCTCCCCGGAATTTACGAACCTTGCCTAGTATGTGAACATCTCTAAGTATGGGGCTATTAACCATCTCCTGTGTCGGAAATTCACTTACTATTGCGTCTGAGTGAAGGGTTACAGTTTTAACCCCTTTCATGTAATCCTTATTTTTGAACACATCGTCACCCCTGATAACTAATGTGGCACCTTTGTTCAAATATGTTGATCTGTTCATGCCTATGATAATATTACATTTTATAAATCGATATACCCGGGTACATACAATCGAAGCAAATCCCGGACAAACGGTAATTCAATGACTTCGCGGAATTTTTCCTTGCCACCTGTTGACAGCCCATTGAAACGTTTGATAAAGTCCCACTTCTCCGCAGTATCATCGTTCACCTGAGATGGAGAAGAAGTCACCGGCGGTGGCACCCTTATTTCACTTCCCCATCTTCGAGTTATATAGGACAAATCCCTTATAATATGGGAACACTCGATTTTGATTATAAATTTAATTTTTCCGTTGATGTATTGTATATCCTTGATATTTAACCCCTCTTCAAATACGACCCATTCAAGTGAATGTCCGCGTGCATATTTACAGTCATCTAAGCGGTACTGACGTAATCCGACGCCCAACACGATCGGAGCGTAGTTTCCATGTGAACGCCAGTACTCAGACACTTTTTCGTTTGTGCGTTTGGCTTTGCAACCATCATACATGAACTCATAGCTTCCATCTACCCATCGGTCAATATATGTATTCACCTGCTTGTTTTCCGAAACAGTGAACATCAATGCTGTTTGTCCATTCCTTTTCCCGAATCGTATTCCGTGGTTGTCCATTCCCAATCCACACCTCTCCGAAATTTCTCTGTATGTATGAAATTGCATCTTCAATTCAAGACCCCGATTTTAAGTGATCAATCAATACCTCCGAGTCCGACTTAGGCGATATTTTTTAGAGTTTTTGAGGTATGATGAACTCTTATAAAATGACCGATTAGGGCACTTAAATTGCCGTTTCCCGTCGTGATGTTCCCATTTACAGCTCGATCGTCGCGCGGTATCTTACCTACTTCGCGTTGCCACAGTAAAAGGTTATCTATATCGGAAGGATCAAGTGGTCTACCACGGAGAATATCGTTTTCGCCATAACTGGGAGGTTTATTAATTGGCGTACCCCTCGCGTTTTTAACAAACGTGATACCTACGTTATTTGTCACTTCGTTACACACACCTGTATACCTTTCCGCAGGGAACGGTGACATGTCATATACTTCGAGGAATTTCTGGTAGTATTCGGGACATTTCACAGATGCATTTTTTATTAGGGTGCCAATTCTGTCCGGCAATTTATGCACTTGATGTCGTTCCGTGGTTTGGGATGGTACTGATGACTGTTCATCCTTTCTCTCCCATCTTTCATTGAACAATTCGCCGGGCAGGAATTGAATTTCAACGTCAATCGCTGAAAAACTTTTAAATAAATTCCTAATTTCATTCTCATCTGTGTACCAGTAAAATTCTTCCCCCACATATCTTTCTTGAAATGTAACATTCTTGCCCATACTAGCTAAGCATTTTTTCAATTTGTCATCGATTTCGGTGCGTCTAGAAGCGGGCAATACTAGTACAGCGGGTAATGTATGTAATTTGGGTGACGTCGTTTGGTATTGACTTTTTCGTTGCACCAGGTTTTGAGTTATACCCATTTTACAGTATCCATGTGGTGTCCAATCTTCATTGACAGCCGCGTACCAGTAAACTACTGCTGAGTCGCTCATATTTATATAGTATACCGTGTCGTATCTTTAAGTGGGTTGTTTGTTACCATCTTACAGTTTAATTACAATTTAATAATTCCCTATGCACATCCATGAGAATGTCGCATATTTCAAGGTACTTTCCCTCTTGAATTTCACAATCCTCAATCAGTGACAACACTTTTTGAAGATTGGTGGGTCTTTCTTGCGGGGGAGCTACGGGCGCAGCGGTGGCTTGGCGCTGTTCAATTCTCTCCTGCTCAACTCGTCGCTCCTCTGCTTGGT